TCGCAATCAGGTTTCGCCACTCTTCCGGACCGACACGCCCACCCGTCGCAGACAGCACTCGCTGAATGTCGTTTGCCTGCGTATGGAATTCTTCCTGACTCTTCGCGCCGCCGCGTGCGTCGACAGCTTTCAGCATGTCGTAAAACTTCTGATCGTTCTCGGCGCCATGCTCTTTGCCGAAAATGGCCGCGTTCGAAAACTTCATTTTTGCCAGCGTCGGCGCCGCAAGCTTCGCCTCGTCGACGCTACCGAAAATCGTTACGGCATCGCGCATCAGCTCCATGTTCTCGACGACGGACGTCCCCACCGTCTTCATGCCGGTGGCGAACTTGACAGCATCCTCTGATGCCTTGTCGCCCAGGCCGAGAGCCTGAATCTTCTGCTGTTCGGCGGCGTACGTCTTCGCCTCATTCAGCCCCGCCATGAGCGGCGCGCCGATCACTGCGGCGGCGATACCTACACCCATGGCCGCGCCTCGCATCTTGCCGGATGCGGCGCCCAGCGCATTGAACCTGGCCTGTGTCGCAATCATGCGCGTCTGCGCGATGCGGAGTTTGTCGACCTCCTTTGTCACAAGCGAGTAGCGCTCGCGCCACTTGTCAATGTTCTTGCCTTGCTTGCCCAGCATCTGAATGCTGTCGCCAAGCATCTTTTGCTTTTTGGTCAGCGCCGATACTTCGGAACCGATACGCTTAACGCCGCTCTCGACATTGCCGAAAGCGGTTTTGAGTGAACCAGCGACTGAGCCGCCGAGAACAATGGATGCCTTAAATTGCTTGGCGTTAGCCATCTTTCGGCAGCCCGTCGAGATACCACATGAATTTCGAGCAAGGCAGCCGTTCTATTTCAGACAGCTGCCAGCCCGTATGCGACGCGAGCGAAAGAACGCCGCGACGTACGTTGATTTCGCTCAGGCCGTAAAAAGCTTGAACGCTTCCTGTACGCGGCCGAAGTTGCGGAGGGTGAGCGCCGACACTTCCGAAGGGGTGATTTCGCACAGGTTCGAAATGATTTTCACTTCCTTACCTGCGTCGTCGCCCTTCATTTTCTGCATGACGTTGATGTCATCCACGGTAGGCTCACGCATGCGAAGCGTCTCGACTTTTTCGCCGTTGATCGTCGCCTTCGATCGCAGGGTGATCGTCATGAAGCCATCATCTTCGGTGATGAAATCGGGAAGCTTGGTTTCGTCGCTCATGTCTTTGCCTTGAGAGTTAAAGGCCGGCGACGGAATGGCCGCCGGCTTGTTTGTTTATCCGCCGATGCTTTCGCAGTCCCGCATCACATGCCTAGGTTGGCGCGTACACCCGCCAGCAGGTCGACACCGTTCACGATGTAAATCATGTTCTCGACGTCGATTTCGTAGATCACGAGAGCGCCGCGCGTCTCCTTGAAATACGAAATGGCGACCTTGCATTTCAGGAATGCTTTCTCGCCGGCTTTCCACGTGCCCCGGTCGATTTCCAGGAACTTGCCGGTGATGTTCTGCACCAGGCCGGTAGTCGTGCCGTCGAAGCTTTCGAGATGGCCGCGAATGGTGAATGGCAGCTGGTTGCCCTCGACCACACCGAAGTCACCGATGACGGTCGCGTCTTGGCAAATCAGAGTGAATTCGCAGTCGAGCTTTTCCATGCCCATCGTCAGCTCAAGCGGCGCGAACATGCCGCCGCCCTTGAACTCTTCCGTTTTCAGCACAAGCTTCGGCGGGGTGTAGTCTTCGACCTGGCCGGCGTAGCCGATGCCATTCACGAAGACATTTAGGTTTTTTAGTACGTCGCGAGCGGCCATCTTTTGAAGCTCTCCGGATTAATAATTACTTTCGGTGTTGACTACGTTTCAGCGCTCAGAAAATCGTGCTGACGTAGTCGTTCACTAGATGGCTTCGGAACGTCAGATTTTCGGCCGGGTACGTCGGGGTGAAATCGAAATCCCAAAACACGTCGCCGTTCGCGATGTTCGCGGCGCTGTTCAAGTCGGGATCAACCCAGGCGGTGCCGCCCAAGATCGCGCCGAGCGTCACCAGGCCGCGCAGGAACGCGTTGATGCCTTCCTGTACTTCGCTGACGTAGTTCTTCGTGATGCCCTGATCGACGGCCCACAAATGCGCGTCCTGCAAGCTGTCGGCGATGATGTCGGCGGTACGCACCACACACAGAAACTGCCATTTCGGATCAGCCGACAGCGTTCGGTTGCCCCAGGTACGGAAGCCGTTCTGTCGGATGATCGTGCCGACGTTGCCGGCGTTCAGAAGGTTCGCGCGGCTGGTCGGGTTGCCCATCGCGAAATCAATCACTCGCGACGTGCCGACAATGCCGTTGATGACATTGTTCGACACCGAGCACCACCAGCCGAAAGCGTTATCAACGTATGCCTGCACGCCGGCAAACGCTGCGCTGGCCCAGGAATTCGACACGTTGCCGCTGCTGTCCACCTTCTGGGTCATCGGGTCGACCAGGTAGATACGCTGGCTGCCGCCGACTGCGGCGAGGGCGAGCGCGTCGGCGTCGACGGTGCTCGGGCCATCCTGAAAGATGACTGCGCGCAGCGTGGTCGCAATGCCGATCATCTCGGACACGACGGCGTTCGCGCCGCCTGCGATGGCAGCAATGTGGGTAAAGCCTGGCGCGATCAAGATGCGCGGCTTCAGGTTGAGAAGGTGCTGCGCTGCAAGGAACGCGTGCACACCCTCATAGTTGCCGGTCGTGACGTCGACACCGCCGATCACATTCACCATGGTGAGCTGATCGGTGGCGCCTACATCCACTCGCACCACGACGACGGCCGCGCCGGCCTGATCGAAGATGCTGTCGAGTGCGTCGGACAGGGTGCCGATTGCGGGATAGATCGTGGTCGACGTTCCCGCAGCAACTGCGGCGGCTTGCGCGGTCGTCGCTGCTGCGGCGGCGGCTGCATTCGCTGCAGATACGAGGCTCGCGGCAAGCGTCGGGCTGGTGACAGTCACCGGGGTATTCAGCGGAAACAACACCGGGTCAGCGAATGGCGCAGTGCCGACGATGCCGATAACGCTCGACGACGAAACCGAAACGGTTCGCGAGCCGTCGTCGATGTCTTGAACCTGTACGCCATGCAGAAACTCGGTCGTCATTTTCGATTTATCCGGTGATTGATCTGGTCAAGATCAATCATCGGGATTTGTCGACTAACCGGCCTCGGTGGGGATTTCCGTTTAGCTACCGCCCAGGCCGCTTGTCGAAGCAACAAAGGTAACCGTTGTGCTTGAAATGGACGCGCCAGCGCTGTTGTAGAACGTAATCAAAACTGAATAATGAGTTTGCTTCTGTGTGTTCGGCGTTCCGGTCATCGCAACTATGCAGCTGACACCATTCGCGCATGCCGTCCTGCTCGCCGCGTTGTTCGAAATCGTGCCGGCCCCCGTGTCGCCTGCCGCCCCTTGATATGTCAAGCCAAGGGATATGCTAACGGCGCCGTTTGGCACGCTCCCGCTCGCCTGCACACCTGGCGCGGGCGAACCGCTACCGCCGACATAATTTGAGCTGATTTGCCATGCCGTCGCGCTGGTCATCAGGAACGTTACGGACGACGTTGCGGAGCCGCCGATAGGAACGAATACAGCTGAAGCGTAAGAGCTGCCATTGATCGACAGGTGATAGACGGCCGTACCCTTCGCGCACCATTCGGGACCGATGTCTTGATTGTTCGCGAATCGGTAGCCGCAGGCCGGCCCCGGCTGCCCGTACTTCGCCGCCGCGTACTTCAGCGGCACACCAGGCGACACGTTGAAGCCGACAGCCTGCGGGCCGTCTCCGACGATGTCCTGATCGTACAGATTGTCTAAATCTGATGGTGCGCCGTTGCGATAACCACTCATGCCGCGCACTCCAATGCTGCGAGGCGACTCGATAGCTTGCGCACGATGTCGTGAAGCGCGTCGACCTGGCCGCCAGCCCACAGCGACTGCTCAAGCGCGATACCTGCCTTGTCGACGCCTAGCCGCTTCTCCCCGCAAGGATGATCGAACTCGCCCGTGTATTCCGGCGTGTGGTCAAGTACATTCTGCGCAGTCGCGCCGCAACCGTATTTGTCCGTATCGAGCATCAGCCATTGCTTGTGATTCAGGACGCGGTGCAGCGGTCGCGGCGCAAGGTCTGTGATGGAATACTTCAGGCGCTCATCGGAAATTTGAAAGCCGCCGCCTGATACGGTCTGGCCTGCGACTGTGAGCGAGCCCGGCAGGTTGACGGCTCCCAACCCTTCATGCACCACGCGATAAGCCGCCGCGCCCATGGACCAGCCGCCGACCTTCCACTGATTGTCAGTGTCGATACCGAAGAACGCGGCGAATTGGCCTCCCCGAAGGAACCCAACCACGGCTGAAGCGGATACGTTGTTATTGTTCGAAATGGTCAATGCAACGTTTGCATTTGTCGCCGAAGCAAGGCCGGCCATGTTCGGCGGATTACCGGAAGAAACTGTCGTTCCCGTCGTGATCGTATTGGCGCCGGCTGGAATCGGCGAAAGGTTGCCGGTAGTCCAGACCGCGCTGCCGCCTGAAGTGACTGCCGGCGCGGATATGGCCCCGGTAAACGCTGCGCCAGTAAGGGCGGCGCGAGCCGCGAGCGCTGTCGTTACGGACGCCGCATAGTTCGCGTTATCGCCAATCGAGTCGGCCAGCTCTTTGAGCGTATCCAGTGCACCAGGCGCCCCGCCAATCAGCGCAGTAATTGCCGCCTGCACGGCCGCCATGGTCGCGATCTGCGTCGAGTTTGTGCCAAGCGCCGCAGTCGGCGCAGTCGGAACTCCAGTAAGCGCCGGGCTCGCAAGTGGCGCCATCGGCACAAGCGCGTTCTGCATAAACGCCGTGGTTGCCAGCTGCGCGCTGTTTGTTCCTGCGGCGGCGGTCGGCGCGGTCGGAACGCCGGTAAGGGCTCCGCTATTGATAGGCGCGTAGTAGGCGCCTTGATTGCCGTCGAGCGTGTCGGCGTCCAAACCGTTACCGTGACCAGGGTCGTACAGCGCGGCGCCCTTGATGGCGAGCGCAGTGCGGAAGATGACGGCCGTAGCTGCAGACAGAAGCGTCTGAACGAAGGTCGTGGGAGCGCCTGCACCTAGACGCGCGTCGAGCGTCGCCAACATAGCGGCAGGAACAACAGCAAGCTGTGAATCAGTCCCCGCGATTGCCTGCGCATTGGTCGCAAGCTGGATCACGCCGAGCGCCGTAGTCGTCGCTTGGTTGAGCTGAAAATCAGTATCGCCGAACGTCAGGCTGCTCGCCGCAATGTTCGCGAACTGGATGTCACACGCAAGCAGCATCGCAGCCTGGCTGCTCTTTTCCAGAATCGTTGTTGCTTGGCCGAACGTCGCGAACAACGTTCCATCGGAGAGATAAATTCCGATGCCAAGCAATGCATACGTGTCGGCGCTGCTGTCGTTGATCGTGACGTGAATCGTATTCGCAGCGATGACGCCGCCGGAAATAGTCGACAGTCGTTTGATTTCACCAGGTAGCGCGGTAAGGGCGGCAGTTGGGTTGAATACCGCAGACGTCACGCCAACTGATGCGACAAGCAGCGCGTTCGTGCCGTTGTTCTTCGCGTTCACGTACGCGGCGTAACCGGCGGTTGTCACAGTCAAAGCTAGTGCGGTCACGAAGCAACCCCTGCGGAAAGTGAAAGCTGTTGATAGATGCACGGACGCACGACAGCGAAGCAGCCGACCTGCGCGCTGAAGTAGCTGTTTTGAACAAATGTGAAGTGGCAGCGAACCGGCATCGTCAGTTCGACTTCGGTAATCACTGCGTCGACGTATGACGCTGCTACGTCAGCGCCGTTCTGCCCCGTAAGGGTCAGTTCAAGCGTGAAGGTGTACGGAACACCTTGCGGCGACTGCTGCCACCATTCCGTCAGGACAACGGAGCCGCCGAACGATGCAATGACATCTCGGACGCTCTGAACCGAGCCCTTGTAACGCTGGATCGCGATAGCGCCGGCAACGCGCGCGCGCTTGACTTCAATCGGCCACGTCGGGTCCCAATTCTCAATATTGAGCGCCCACGCCAGCCACGGCAGCAGGTTTTCAGGGCACGTGCTCGCGTTCCATAGATCGCGCGTCGGCGTAGGGACGCAGACGATGCGCGCAATCGTCGCCTCTATCGCAAACTCACCAGTGCTCGCGCTCGGCGGCAGCAGTACGTCAGTCACTTACGCCGCCATAGACAAGGTTGATGCCTGAGCAATAGGCAGCCTGCGTATCAGTAACGAACAGGTCGGCAGCCGGGGACGTCAGGTCGACGCGCTCGATTCCGCTTGTGTGAATCGCCGCATATAGCGCACTGAGTGGAATATTGCGGCCAACCTTTTTCGCTGCCGCCTGATAAGCAAGCAGCGACGCCATCGACGCGTCACTGACAACTGTGCTGTCGGGACCCGCGAACGTGTAGTAAGTGCCGGTGACTTCGTAGGGGACAATCCCAGCGCTCTGAACAATCACTTCGTCAGTAAGCGGACGAACGGCGTCGGCGCCGACAGTAGCGGCAACGGCAGCAATCAATGCCGCGTCAGCAGTGCCGTCACCATCGCTCGACAGAACGCTGATAAGCACTTGACCGGGCGTCGGGCTGGTCACGCTGCAATCAACCACTTTCGGGTCAGCGCTCAGTGCGTAATACGTATAGGCGCCAACAGGTCCAGCGACCGAATACGCCGATGGTGCAAGCGTGATGCGGTATCGGTAATTCGTGTCCGTTTCCATCGTCGGCGCGATGTTCTGCGTCGGGTCGCCGGGGTTGAGCGTAAGGCGCGTGACGCCAAACAGCGCGCCTAGATTGTCTAGGTCACCGTCCTCCGCATAAGCGAGCATGACGGCCTGCGCAGCCTCGTTCGCGCGCTGCCGCACAAGCACTTCGCGATACGCGCACACTTCAAGAATCTTGTATGCCGGATCGGACTCGACCAGGGCGGTGAAATCAGGGTCGCGCGCCTGCAGGTCAGCGAGCATCTGCGCGACGATCGTTTCAAAGTCGAATTGCTCGACTACCTGCGGGACAGGCAATTGCGATAGATCAACACTCGACATCAGCTAACCTTGATCCCGTCAATTTTGATAGCGACGCCGTCCGGCAAGTAGTTGCCGTAAACATCAATCGTCACTTCCCCGTCAGACGTGAGCGCAAACTGCACGTCAGTTACCTGAAAGCGTGGTTCCCAAATCGACAGCGCGTCAGCCGTTGCAGCCTTCATGTCCATGCGCGTCGACATGTTCATGGGCTTATCGGCCATCTCCATCAGGTCACTGCCGTACGTGCGGCGCATGACTCGCGATCCCTTCGGCGTTTCCAGAATGTCGCGCACGCTTTGCTTGCAGTGCTCGATTCCGCTTAGTGACTTTCCGGTAACCGCGTTCGTGCCGTTCATTACGGCAATGATGGTCAAGGCTGCATTGCGCAGCCTCGGTGGGGATTTCCGGTTATACGGGTATCGCTGGCAACGACGGAATGCTTACAGCGCATTCAAGGAAACTCGCGCCCTTCGTCGCAATCGCCTCTTCGACAACTGCCACAAGCACAACGACTTCAGCGAGCGTTGCCGCGTAGGTAGCGAAGGGCTTCACATACGGAGTCAAAACGAGCGTGATGAAACTTGTCAGCCAAGTAAGGATGGCTGTCGGGTTTGCTTCAGGCGCGGTCAGTAGCGCAAGAATTGGCTTGATAATCGCCATCTGCGAGCCTGCGCCGTCCATCATGGCGGTGATCGACGCGAACGCCTCGGCAGTAAGCGCCTGCAGCTCTTCGCACGTTTGGGTGCGACCTATCTTCGCGGTTAGCGCTTCGAAGTACGCGGGATTAACTATGGACGAACCTGATGGAAGCATGTCGAATCCTTAGAACTGGTCGATGATGATGCCGTCTTGATATGTGATTACATCGCCCATCGGGGTTGTAAATGAGCCACTCCCCCCCGTTCCTGCGATGGTGTTGCCGCCGCTTTTGATATCGCCGTCTGCAATCAGGTCGCCTGTGCAATGCGTGTTCGGCGTATTGAGCGTGATGCTTTCGGTAGCGTTGACGGTCGCGGTCGCGCAGTTAATGACAACGGAGCCGGTGCCGACATCGACCGTGAACGCATGCGCGGCACGGTCATAGGTAATCGTCGTTCCGTCTGCAAACTGCTTTTTCCAAGTAGTCCGCACGTTCGCGGGAGCCGGATAGGCGTTCTGATAGATGCTGCCGGCAACGACACCCTGCGACGGATCGCCGTACGGACATAGCACCATCACCTGCTCGCCTGGCTCCGGCGCCGCCCAATCCGCGTCAGGTCCAGCGCGGCGCGAGAGCCACGGCAGCCAATCCGTCGTAAGGTCATTGCAGTCAACCGTGACGCGCGCATTCGCTTCGTCGAGCTGGTCCACCGTGCCGATCATGACCATGCACGAAATCATGCGAGTGTTTTCGACAGTTGCGAAAATATGCTCGTTCATAGCGGAACCACGGGCGGCAGTGATCCTGGCGGCGGCCCGACGATTTCGACGTAGTCGGCTTTATGCGGGATGCCGATGTAAGGCGCGAAGCTAAACCAACTGGTAGGCACAGGGCAGTCACCGTCTGCCCAAACGCTGTCGCCGAGAAACACCTGTTGATGCCACTCGACGCGCCACACGGCCCACTTTTCTAGCCGGGGGTCGAATTCGTCTGTGCCAATCGCGATAACCCGGCACGGGTCGGCGTTGACGCCATTGCCCCATGATTTGTCGTGGATCCACGCAGCGAGCGCAAAGGCTGCCTTGCGCACAGCAAGCTTCACAGACGGAGTACGAACGCCCATGATGATTCGGGCCTCAAATCGCAGGTACGCCGGGAGCTGTCCGGTGCCGGCGTCGTTCGACGGGTCGGGCTCGCCCTCGCTGATTTCCAGAAGTATTGCCGGGGTCGGGAACGACTCCGTTTCGTCGTCGCGGTAAAACTCCACCGTCTTGAACGCAGGAAACGCGGCAGATATCTGCGCCACGATCTGCGCATGCATCAGGTCAATATCTAGTGCTGTGTCGATGTCCGCCATTTCAATTCCCTCTCAAATGTTTTCAGAAATTGATTTTCGAACTCGATGCCAGCAAGCACGAAATCTTCGATGTAAATAAGGGCCGTGTCGTGCACGTCCTCTTTGACGATAACCAGTGGCGCGCGCGCCTTTCCTTCGCGCCTCAACACCTGATCCTTGCCATACAGCTTCGCGATGAACGCGTGCGGATCGTGCTTTCCGTTGGATACATAAACGCCACCGACTTTTGACGCTCGCGGCTTCATCTTCGACCAGGGAACCGGATTCAGGCCGTACCAAACTTTCATTTCGCCCGTGCCTAAAGTCGAACCCAGGCCGCCACGAAAACGAAACGTTCGCGTTCGTGCGCGCAAAATCTTCTGCTGAATCTTCAGCTTTTCCGACAGTCCGCGAACCGAGCGTGTGCGAACCCATGACGCCATTTTCGTCATTGTCGAATTCAATGCCTTCGTAGCCTGTTGCTCTGTCGCCCCCAGGTTGCGAATCATCTGCGTCATGCCGTCAGTGTTTACACCGATGTCTAGCACGTCAGACCTCGCCGGTATCCCGCGACGGCATCAGGAACGAATACCCGTGACCGTCCGGAAGCGGATCGTGATCCAGGTAATACACGACACCCTCAATCGTTACCTTGTCGTGTTTAAACACACCGGGAATGTCTTCAGCCATGCATCGGAGCAACGGCGCGCCAGCAGTAGCCATGTCGAACCCGCCTAGCTTCGAATCGACATACTTTTCATCGAAGATGCCAAGCAGCGGCCGACCATCAGCCCCGCGATTGATGACCGCACCCGTTCCACCGGCAAGCACGAAGACGGCGGGAACACCGAAGTCACGCAGGAACGAACGCGGATCATCAAACGCGGGGATGGGCATTACTGGTTGCCGGCGTTCTGCGCGGCTGCAGCGGCCTGCTCTGCTGCAAGCTGCGCAGCTGCCGCCTCTTCCTCGGCCGCCTTGTCAGCGGCTGCCTGCGCGGCTGCAGCGGCATCCGCCGCGACCTTCTCGGCGGCTGCCTGCGCTTCGGCCAGTGCGGATGCCGCAGCTCGGTCAGCGACGGCCGTCGCGTTTGCTGCGTCGGTCTTGACCTTCAGCGCAACGCCGTCGTCAGCGTCGGACAACACTGCCTTGCCTCGCGCAAGCAGCGCCTTTGCCTCGGACTCGACTAGCTCGACCAGCGATCCAGCCCGCAGAATGGTGCCCTCGACGACGACGGCGCCGGTCAATTTCAATACGAATGTTTTCAGGCTCACGGTGTTATCCCTTTGATGAAAATGGCCGCCGGGATGGCGGCCATTTTGATTTGACTGTCGCGGTCAGTTCAGACCGTTATGCTGCGATCTTGCCGTAGCAGAACGATTCGAGATGGCGCACGTTGAAGTCGATTTCCTGGAACGTCACGATGCGCGTACCGCCGGAAGCACTCAGGCTGTACGGGTCAACGGTCAGGTCAAGGCCGCCCCACATTGCGATGATGAAATCCGCCCAATTGCCGAAGAACACATCACCGGACACGATCTGATTCGACGTGTTCGTGGCGTAGCCGTTGACGGTATTGCCCGTTTCCCAGATGGTCGCGCCGCTGGCAGTGGTCGGGAACTTCAGTGCCGTTTTCGCGTAGCCACGGAACGCCGCATTGAAGGCGTAGGACATGCTGCCTTCGTCCGCGTTGTCCATCGCGATTGCGGTTTCCATCGCCACCAGCTCGGCGAAGGTCGGCATTGCTCCGGCAAACGGGACGGCGTTGATGCCGGTCATCTGCGAAAGGCCCTGCGGCTGATTGGCACTGCCCAGCGCGTAGATACCGGCACGGTCGATTTCGAGCGCCATCACGCGCAGCAAATCATTACGCACCAGGTTTTCGGCGTCAGGGGTCGCCTGTTTCATCAGTCGGCGAGTGATTTCGGTACGGCCGGCGAGCGTGTTCGGCGAGAACGAAATCTGATCGACGGACGGATCAGACGCGGTTGCGTCGGCGCCCTCACCCACCCAGTAGGCCGACGTCGAACCGTTCTGACGCGGGATGTCGATATTGCCGACCAGGCCGCCCAGCGTGGTTGCGCGACCCATCAACCATGCTTTCTTGCGAAGGATGTCGATGAACGAACCAGCCAACAGCTGCGTCTCGATCAAGTGACTGCCGGGACCGCCGACCGGGGTCGTGGTCGCGAAGGTGCGCTGATTCAGCACGTCGGCCGGAATCAAAATGCCCTGCGCGGTCTTGCCGTACAGCTTTTCAGCAGCACGCGAGCATTCCAGCTCAAAACCTGCATCGGCCCGCTCGGCAGCGCTGGCGTTCGGCATCTGTGCGCGGATGGCGCGCATGAAGCTGAAGCTTTTGGCTTCCTTCTCGGTCAGGCCGATTTCGGCGCCACGGACCTGCTCTTCCAGCGGCTTGTTCGCGTGGGTGTTCATCTTCGCGAGCAACGCGCGGTTGAACTCTTCCACCGACTTGCCTTCGGAAACGAAGGTCGCGGCCAGTTCGGGATTCGCGTAAGCCTTGCCCGCTTCCATGATGGAACGGACGCGCTCGCGCTCCGTGTCGGTGCCCCGCTGTGCAGCGGCAGCGTTCGCAGCGGCAGCAGCAGCTGCGGCGGCGGCTTTCTCTTCTTCAGTCATTTTTTTTCGCGTAGCCTCAGCAGGTTGGGGTATGTCGATTACGGTTGAAGTTTGAACAGCAGGGACTTCGTCGGCCTCGGTGGGGATTTCCACGGAACGGCCAATACCGACTGACGCATCAGCGGGCACGCTCACTGCAGAAATTTCGTAGGGCTGCCACGCGTTGACCGACCACACGTCGATGTCATCGCCGCGCGTTTCGATAAGGCGCATGCCGTTGACCAGGTAGCCGACGGAGACTTTCGTAACGATCTTGTCGGCCATGTCCTGCAGCAGCTTTTCGCCTTCGGCGCTCTTGCTCATGCGGACCAGTGCGCGACCCTTGCGGTCGCTGTCGATACGCGCGGACTCCACAACGCCGCGCATGTCGTTCTGGTTGTGCCCCCACAAGAAAGCGGCGCTGTCATTCAGTCGCGACAGGTCGCATGCACCGGGATCGTGCGAGAGAATTTCGATGCCGTACCAGCGGTCGACTTCGATTTCAGACGAAAACGACAGTTCAACAGTTCGCGCATCGACATCGACGGCGCCGACCTCGGCCGTCCGCTTCTGCATGCCGCGCTTTTTGATTTCCGCTAATCGGGTTGCGACTTTGTTCACGGTGCTTTGTCCTCGGGAGCGGATGTGTCAGAAGCTGCGGGCGGTGGCGGCGGCGTGGGCTCGCCGTTCATGAACAGCTCAATGAACTTTTCAGGGATTCCGGCGGCAGCCATGGCCTGCAGGTCAGCGGCGATTTCGGCAAACACGGCGTGCGGATCGCGGCCGGCCTCGTGGATGACCTGGCTTGGCGACGTGATGCCGCCACGAATCGACGCGAGCGCTGAATCAACGTCCGCACGCGGGTCGATCCATGCCCAGCGGCGACCGAGCCAATGCACTTCACTGAACGCGGCCAGGCTTTGCGGGCCGTATGCTTTGCCGGTCTTACTGACAATCGAGCCTTTGAGCAACGCGACCTTCAGCCACGCTTCGAACACGGGCTCACACAGCGATTCAATCAGCCACTGTTGAAGCTCTTTCCAGTGCTCGCGCTCATCGAGCGTGCCCTGTCGGATGCTGGAAAAATTGACGCCTTCAAGGTCGCCGGCAAGGTTGTTGTAAAGCACGCCCATGCCTGCCGCCGCACCGCGCAGCATCGACTTGCAGAAAACCGCGTATTCGCCGCTTGGATACGTCGGGTTCCACGCCGCAATCTTTGCGCCTTCAGGCAATTCGTGGAACGAAAGCGGAGCCGCGTCGATAGTCTCCGCAACGTTAACGTCTTCTTCGGCAGTCGGGCCGAAGCCGTCCGCGTATTCGATGAAACCCATTTTCGTTGCGGTCGCGCGAGCGTTCTGCACACTCGCATCTTCGAATCCCGCAAGGTGATGCAGTCGCGCAAGCGACGTCGACGCCCAGGGGAGGCCGCGCCGCTGGCCAACAAGCTCCACGCGGAATCGGTGAATAATCTGCTCAGCCGGAACGCGAACGAACCCGCGACCGTTGATCGAATACCAATAACTGTCGGCTTCGTCGGTGCTGCTGAAGTGATACGCGACAGGGCGGCCGTATCGGTTGAACTCGATACCCTGGCGAATGAACGAACCGTTGTCGTCGTAGCGCAGATTTTCGTAACGAACCATCAACCGCTGCGGG